CTTCTCAGTATCCCATTTCTCTAAGGATTTCATCCAAGTCGATATCTTCTTCGTCATCATCTTCATCTTCTTCTTCAGAGATAGTTTCTTCAACTTCCTCTTCTGATTCTTCTTCAGATACTTCTTCTTCAGATTCTTCTTCGTGAACTTCATCCTCTTCTTCTTCAGATACTTCTTCTTCAGAATCCATTTCCAATTCGGAAACTTCTTCTTCATCTTCCATATCCATTTCTAATTCTTTGATGATAGCTTCTAAATCTAACTCATCTTCTTCTTCCATCTCTTCTTCTTCTTTGTAGTTTTCTTCTACTTCTTCTTCTTCGTCCATAGAATCTTCTTCACCTTCGTGAGAACCTTCTTCTACTTCTTCTTCTTCAGAAACAGTTTCTTCTACCTCTTCTTCTTCAGAGACTTGAGCTTCTTCGATTTCGTCATCATCATGCCCTTCACCTTCTTCAATTTCTTCAGACTCTTCGCCTTCAGAAACTTCCGACTCTTCCAACTCATCACCTACTTCTGCAGTTTCTTCTTCAGATTCAGGTCCAAGTTCTGTGTGTGCGTCAGATGCAACGTCCGATGGTTCAACTGGAGAATCCTCATCACCTTTACCAATATCACTAGAATCTAACTCTTCTTCCATTTCTTCCTCTTCACCTTCCATTTCAGCTTGTAGCTTCTTTGATAGGATAGATTGTAGTCTTGGAGTAAAAGCTTCTTCTAATGCGATTTTAGCGTTAGCGATAGCAGTTTCTCTTACAGCTTTAGCATCAGCAATTGCTTCTTTTAACAATTTTGAATTTGCCATTTTACTTGTTACTTTTTAAATTTTCTGAAGTTATTGAGAAACCTCAATGTAGATTAGTGTAAATTGGTTGTTCGGTCACTAAACATTAAAAGTCAGTATTCATTAACCAATGGAACCCACATAGACGTGGGTTATTATAAGAATAAATATATAAAAATTTATAAAACAATAAAAAACTAAAGAAAATAATAAGTTTTTTATAGATTTAGTGTATAGGGTTATTTTTTAATCTTACCCTTTTTAATATCTCTTTGTAGTTCTGCACCTGCTCCTAACAAATCATTTATTGATTGGTCTATTGGTACATTACGATATTTAGAAAGTTTTCTAACTGCCATCATTACGATTCGTTTCTCTTCAGTAGAGTATCCTTCGTTGATTGTTGATTCATTAAACATTTTAATTATTTTCTTTTGAACAGGATTATTTGGTCTACCAGCTATTGCAGATACGAATGACATTCTATCTTTAAGATTTCCCTTTTCAACATATTTAAGAAGTTTCGTAATATTCAATGCATGTTTAGAAACAAAATCCTCAACTGCCTCAGGTCTTGTACCTGTAAAGTAAGCAATCTTTTTGATTTGAGGTTCTACTCCCTCATTTACTGATTCTTCATTCATTTCAGAGATAACTCTTTCTCTCATTATCTCTCTTACGATTTTTCTAAGTTGTTCTTTCATCTTTGGTAATCCTTTATGTTTCGTTGCTGCAAAATCTTCAATATCTTTTTCACTCATTCTATCAGCAATATCTTTTATTTCATCTGAAACCTCTGAAGCGGGTACTTCACCTCTTTTGAATGCTAATGCCAATCCAAATAACTTTTGTTGTTGTTGTGATTGTGCAGGCATCTTATTACATTAAGTTTTTTAAACTATGATTCTTAAATCCATTAGAAACTTTACCTTCAAATATTGATTGTATTTTAGCAGCTAATTTCTTACTACCATTCATTTTCAAATCATATGCAATAGCATCTACTGATGTTTCACCTTCCCATCCAGATTGATTAGTTGCTAAATGTGCAATTTCATCAGTACCTTCTGCAGAATCGTAAAGTTCAGAAGAGAATACAGTATTCTTTCTCCATTCATCATATTCTTTAGAAAATACATCTTTTGGTTTGTCTGGGTCATTCATTGGATTAGAATCCCATTCAGGTTTATCTTCTAATATTGAAATTAGTTTTCTTGCTTCAGAATGAAAGTTTGAATCAGTTAGTGCTTCAACAGCTGCCTTACTCATTCTACTTTCGTATTCTTCTTTACCTAATTTTTGTGGAGTGATTCCTAACTCCTTTGCTTTACTACTAACGGCTTTGTTTATTTTAGGATTGCCAGCTCTACCACCAGATGAATCTTTTGGTTCTGATTTAGGTTCTTCTCCACCAGCATCGTATCCTGTATCTTTAGAGAACATATTTGGTTTCTTCTCCCCAGTTGGTACATCTACTGCATCATCTTTATCAGTTTTTCTTTTTTCGTGAGAACCAGCCTTTACAGCAGCATCTCTAGCTGCTTTTGTTTTGAATACTGATACGTTACCAGTTTCTTTACTCGTTGCGGTGAATGCTTTTTCAGCTTCTAATAAATCAGTTAGTTTAATCATTGTATTATTTTTTACCCAATCTTTCGTTTGCTACATTTACATCGATATCAGCAATCTCATAGTATCTACCTAAAATATTACCCATATCTTCATATAATGCATGTAACCTTTCATCTAAGCTTCTTGCTTCAGTTGCAACTTTATCAAATGCTTTATCCATTTTTTCCAACTCACTCATATTTCTTTTGATGGTTACTTTATCGAACCAATCATCGTTTTCTGAAAGAGTTAGTGTTTTAGCTGCTTCAACAATACCACCTAAAGTTTCTGCTACCTCAACGATATCAGATTGTCTTTTCATTTGTTCTTGAAATGCTTTATAAGTTGAGATAATTTCTAAGAAGTGTTTTTTAACCTCAGTTGATAATTTTTTCTCACCTTCTAATGATTCAGATAATGAAAACTTACCATCTACGATTTTTACTTCGTTTATGTTAGTTTTTCTGATATCATTATATCCTTTGTTTACTTTATTACCTGTTTTGTTCTCAACCTGCAAAGTAAATTTGTTGTTGTGAACGTAATCATATATGTCAAAATTCTTTTTACTCATTATCCTAATTCCGTTATAATTTCTCTCATTAAATCTTGTGCTTTACAAAAGTTTCCACAAACATCAGTACCAATATTCTTAACTACTGATTCGTTCATTGGAGTCATAAATGCACCATGTGTAGATGGGTTGGATACAAAGTCCCAACCGATTAGTTCAAAATCTTCACCAACTAAAAGTTTGTTATCTTTCATTGGTTGAGTAGAACCCATACCTCTTGATGAGATACCTAAAAGGATTCCAGCTCTTAATAATTCTTTTAATATATTTCCAGAAGGAGTAGGTAAGATTTCCACTGTACCTACAACATCGTTACCTTCCCAATGTACCTCTTTAATATTATGTGATACATTCTTTAAGTTGATAACTGAAGAGTCTGGATGGTCTAATTCACCTAATGCTCTTCTTTCTTTAATTAGAGTTTGATATTTATTTATCTCTCTTTCTAATACTTCTCTTGGGTACACTCTACCATTTTGATTTTCTGCACCTGAACGTTGAAGGATACCCTTAACCATAGTTCTTCCTGATTAATCTTCATTCACCCTTCCTTCAAATAAGTTTGTTTCTATTAATAGATTCTTCATAATGGCTATCCTTATTTATGTTTTTTTAGTAACTCAGTAAATTCTCTCTTCACACCAGATGATAATCTTTTGTGAATTCCTTCTTTTACTAATACGTTAATTACATCTTTTATATTTGAATTTTCAAGTGTAATTTTATTTTTTGATAAAATTGGTCTTTCTAAAAATGTATTTATTTCAAAAGTTAACTCCTCTGAAATTTTAAAACCTTCATATATAGATTTAAGATATTTGATAAAATCTTTATCGTTTTTCATATCTTTAAAGCTCTTATCTGAAAAAATATTCTTTACGAAATCTTTAGCATCTTTTGAATCTTGCTTTATTTGGTCAATTAAACCAAACATACCTTCATTTACTGATTCCATTAAACCAATTGCAGTAGTTCCAACAATTCTTTCAGCTCCATCAGCGTATTTCTTATTTAAGATTGCTACTTTAGCACCACCTATATTAATTACATACATTGGTAACATACTTGTACTAAAGTGATAATCTTTGATTTTTGCTTTCTTTAATTCTTTACCTATATCCATAAAAGATTTAGCACCTTTTACGAGGTCAGCAAGTTTATCTAAAGTCTTATCATGTTTTCCTTCTGAGATATTAGTTGAACAACCTCCTTCGGTTACTCCACCACATCCACATCCACAATCATGTGATTCTTCTACTTTTTCACCAGCTCTAAGAGCTGCTAAATCAGATGCTTCAATTTCACCATCACCATCAATATCTAACTGCTTTTGTTTATCAGTTAACTCTTCATTCTTTTCACCCTTACCATCCCAAGCAGCATCAATCTTATTAAAGAATGCTTTCTTTTCTTCATCACTCATTGATGGAATAGATTTTCCTGCTTTTTCTAAAGCTTTTTTGAAAAATGTTTGATACTCAGTTTCTTCAGCCATAATGGCTCTGAGGGTTTCTTTGATACTATCTATGGTAATATTCATATTAATTCCCAATTATAATTTGCTAATCTGCGTTACAATAGTGTTCAATCTTTCTCTAATTTTGAACAAATTCTTTTGAGTTCTTTTCCAATATTGGTCTGAATTTAAATCACTTTCTTTTTTGATTCTACCATACCATCGTAGGAATGTTTCAATTTCAGAAAGTTGCTTATTAACTTGAGAAATCCCTCTACCAATTTTTTGTCTTGGTGTGGATTCATCTTTTTTTAATTCTAACCATCTATTTTCACTAACCCTTTTGTAACCATTTCCCTTATTTATGGCATCAACAAATTCATCATCGTTTTCTTCATCTTCATCAGTACCATCAGTATCTTTGAAAGCATTAGGAGTATTATACCCAGCCACATCACCAGTGGTTGTAGCTTCATCAATATCTACATTTTCTTGCTCAATTTCAGCAATTAAATCTTCAACTAACTTCCTTAAACTCATATTTTAACTTTCAATTCTTTAATTAATTCATATGACATCATTATTGATGAAACATGATTATCAGAAACAACTTTTCCAATTTTAGTTTTAGATAAAACAGAAATAGTTTCTGCTAACTTAATTTTAGTTACTTTATCTTTAACTTTAGATTTAATTGATTTTAATTCTTTTATAATAGATGGAATAGATTTTTCCACATAAGATTTAAATCCAGTTGTATTACTTAAATTATTAATATACTCTTTTAATAATGATTTTTGGTCATCATTTAAATTAGAATACTTTTTATTAAATGTTTCTACTAATATCTTATAAGTAAGTAATCTTAAATCTTTATCTTGCTTTTTATAATTTTCAACTAATTTATCTTTTTTGTTTATAGATTTAGTAGCTGGTTTAGATGTAATACTTTCAATAAGGGTAATTTTTGAATTGAATACATCCTTAATATCGTAGTTATCCATCTTTTTAGATTCAAATACCTTATAGATAGATGCTAATAAACGATAATTAGAAATAGGAGAAGATAAAAATTCATCCATATTAAATGATTCGTTAATCTTTTTAATTAGATTATACTTTTCTTTATGTAATTGCTTTTGGTCAATACGATTATGTGCTTCGTTAACAGTATCTATGAACTTTTCAGCTCTTGATTCAGAATTATACTTTTCTTTCATAAGAAGTTCGTACAATCTTAACTCTTTGTTTAACTCGGTTTTTGGACTAAAAAATTCACTTACGATTTTTTTAGCTTTTTCACTTGTATCACCATTAAGAACTTCTAAAGTGATTTGTCTCACTAAAAGTTCAAATAGAATACCAGTATTCTTAAATTTTGAATGTTTTACCCTCTTCATTGTGTTTTTATCCTATAATAATATATCAATATACGACACGTTACATCGTATATAAATATAACTTAATTTTGATTTCCTAAAATTTTATTCATCAATCAAATTTATATCATCTAAAAAGTCTCCGTTTTCACCGATTAACTTTCGTTTTGCAGAAACTCCGTTCACATATTCCTTAGCTACTTTTTTGGTAGTTTTATTAATAGATGACTCATTTTTTTTCAATGCTTTTTGATTTTCTTTTTTACCAAGTGGGTCTCTCCCAAGTGGATGCTTATCCTTTCCATAGGTGTTTCCCTCTCTTGGTCTACCACCTTTGTTCTTTAACTCAGTTTTTAATTCTTCTAATTCATCTTCAACATCAGTTGGGTCTTGTTCCATTGCTGGGTCACTTCCCTCATCTTCGATTGAACGATATCTGAATCTATCTTTAAGGTCATTAATAAGTTGAATCTTTTGGAAATCAACTTCATCATCACTAAAGTTAAATATATTTTTATATGCCCAATCTTTAGATACCATATTTAGTGAAGCAATATCACCAACTAATCTAACTTTTTCACTCCAAAGATTTACTTTTTCTTGCTCATAAATAGTAGATGGATTAACTAAGTTTAATTCAAAATCTACCATTTCCTTACCCTCAACACCCTGAGATGCTAAGTGAGTTACTGCTAATTTAGTTAATTCTGAAATTAAAGTTCTTTGTATTCTTTCGATTGTTCTTGCAAATCTTACATCTTCTGCAGCTAGAGTTGCTTTACCATTTACATTCTCATCATATCCTAAATATGCTTTTGGAATCTTTAGAGCTGCAAACATTTTATTCTTTAAGTAATCGATATCATCAATTGATGTGTATTCTAACCCACCTAATGAATCTATTTGAGTACCACTATCACCACCCCTAACAGGCAAAAAGAAATCTTCAGTTAGGTTTTGGATGTTATACTTTAAGTTATAATCACCAGTCTTTTTATCCACAAATGGAGTTTTCTTCATTTTGTTGATAATCTTTTGCATATAGTTATCAACTTCTTGTGGAGGAATGTTACCAATATCAATTTTGAAAACTCTCTTATCAGGTGCTCTCATAATCCTATGAATTAACATAGCATCTTCCATAAGAGAAACTTGTTTCCAAATTCTTCTACCATTTTCAATCATTGCCTTTCCATAAGGAAGGAAGTTTGTATCTGATAATAATCTAAAATGAACTATCTCATAGTTCTCATACTCACCTTTACCATTTGGGTCGTGATTTACTTTAAACTTAATATAATTTGGATTATTTGGGTCAGTATTCTCCAATCTTTCGGTTTCATAAACTGGAAGTGGTCTTACGTTAATAATACCAACACCGGGTTGTATTTCTTGTAGTAAAAAGAAATCTCCATATTTAACCATATTTCTTGTCCAAGACCATAGGTTAAACTCTATATTTAAAATATCATAGAATAAGTTTTCTAATATTTCTTTTACTTTCTCATTTTTGGATTTAATTTGTACAACTTCACCAAATTCATTTTTTAATGTGGATTCATCTGCGTATATATCCAATGCTGATGAGATAATCGGGTCATTATCCATTGCATCATAATCCCTGAATAGTTCTCTACGAACTTGATGGTAAGCCATTGATTGAGCTGCCATCTGGTCTCCGTGAAAAGACCTTTGTAATTTAGTATATCTATCTCTTAAATTAAAAAGATTAGTACCACCCTGCTGTCTATCATCAGTATCAACTACCTTTCTCTTCCCATCTTTATCAACCTTTACGATTGCTTGAGTAGAAAAAAGTTTAGTTAACCTTTCAAAAAATGAACTATTATTTTGTTCTGCCATTTTATTTACTTTATGTTATAATCTAACTAAGATACAAAAAAATTTTGATATATCCTAATTTTATTACCATGCTTTACAACTCCAATACCTAGCCTTATGTCTTGGTCCTGGTGTATCACAATTATGTCTAGCTCTAAAAGCTTTTCTTCTTGATGGAATATCTTTCTGAATCTGCATTGTCTTTTCACCTGCTTTTTTAGCCGATGTTCCTCCATGTCCGAAATTTACCTTTACAACATTTCCTTTTGGGTTTTTAACATATACTTTAAACTTCTTAACATCACCCCTCATAGGTTTGTTTAGTTTAACTTTTCTACCTTGATATTCAGCTTCGTTAATATCCTCTTTCATATCTCTTAGAAAGTGGATAAACTCTTTTAAATCATCATAGTTTTCAACATCGTATTCTTCAATGCTTCCATCTAATGATAATTTAAATTCATTATAAAGTTCTTTAGAATAATTTTCCATACTTAATCCCTATATTTAACCTATACTATATAAATATAAAATTTTTATTTTATAACCATTTAGTTAAATCCTCAATATCATCACCAACCTGCATTTGCCAAGGATTTTCATCAACATCATTTGTACCATAAACCCCACTATAAGTATAAGTTGATATACCATCAATCGCTCTTTTTGTTAAATCGATACCTTCTTGTCTTAATCTCAAAGCAGTATCTCTAACCCATAGAGAAATTGCTAAACTCATTGTTAAATCATCATTATATCCTCTCATAGCTTCAGCTCTACCATTCATCCATATAAATGTGAATAATTCATCAATAGTTCTAACTGAACGTATTATAATTGATTTCTCCCTAACATACTCTTCCAACTTTGAAATAATCAAAGGTCTTGTTCTTGAAGTAGTTGAAAACCCAGCTACCATACTCTTATCTTGAGAACGATACCTATTTGAATGTTGATGTTCAGTATCTACATACTTTAAATCCTTACTCATATAATAAAGGTTTCCATAATTTCTATCAATTACTTGTTGAATAGTTGCCCAACCAATGTTTGCATTTTCAATTACTAACAATGCATTGTTATATTCAGTTGCTAGAGATACTAAGAAATTACCAAAATCTTTGGTATCTAACTTACCTCTATATTCAGCTACTTGTTCAGATGCTTCAACATCAATAACATGAGCTGCTGAGTAATCCGATGAATCACCTCTCGCAACATCCGCTACAACTATATAAGTTTTTGTATAATCAGGAAATTGCCATTTCCATAAGTTTCCATCAAATCCACCTTTTTCAATTGGTTCTTGTACATAAGTTTCTTTATAAAACTGAAGTACTTGTGGTTCAATTACCGAATCACCAGAAGATACAAAATCACAATCACATTCTTGTGCTGCTCCTTTTGGTCCTAATAGAGTTTCTTGTTCATCTCTCCAACTTTGGTCTCTTTCTGGGTGTACACTCCAATGTAATCTAATGTTATTAAATCCATTAGTACCATCTTCAGAACCTACCCAAGTTTTGTGAAAGAAGTTACCTACACCATTTGGAGTAGATAAAATAATTGCGTTACCACCCGTTGATAATGTAGATTGAGCCGATACCCAAATTTCTTCAATCTTATCAATGAATGCCGCTTCATCAAACACCAATAAAGATAGTGCTTCAGAACGTCCTGCATCTCCAGCAGCTGAAGTTGCTTTGATTTGAGAACCATTTGAATATCTAAGGGATAGTTTATTATCTTCAACTGTTGTTAGTTTTAACCAAGATGGTAGATAATGATTCATTACTCTAACCTTAGTTACTAAGTTTTTTGCTACTTCTTGTTTTGTTGCAATTACCAAACAATTGAAATCATCATTAAATAACATTTTCCACAAAGAGAATCCTGCAGTTAATGTTGAGATACCAGTTTGTCTGGATTTAAGAATAATATTATATCTATGGTCTTTAAAATCAACCAATGTTTCTTCTTGGAAAGGATATAGATGAAACGGAATCTTACCCCTAACGGGATGTTGAATCATACAATACTTTCGCATGAAGTAAATAGGGTCAGATGCACACTTTTTGTACTCTACCGCTATGATTTCTTTTAATGATGCTTTTTTCTTAGCCAAACTAAATTTATTTTTTTCCTATTTTCCAATACATACCACCAGTAATAAATGGTGCTAATTGTGAGGTATTAGAATTATTCTGAATACCTATACCCAATTGATATAAATTATTCTTTTTATTTTTTAGGATTAACCCAGCTCCAACATTACTGATTATATCTTCTTTGTTGAAACCACCATTCAATCCCCAATAAAATTCATTCTTTGGTAATTCTTTTACAATTGTTGTGTTATACACAGTTGGGATTTGGAAGAACCAATCCACATCTCTTGATTGGATTTGGTTTTGTGAAATGATATCAGTTAGGATACCATATCCTAAAGTTGGATTTGGTTTCTTTCCTAATGAATCAGTAACACCCTTTGGAAAATCATATGTAAGATTAAGTGTATCCTTTACTTCGTACTTTGCGAAATAATCTTCTACAATTTTCAATGTATCAATATCGATAGGAACTTCAACTTCAACAGTTTCAGTTACTACTTTAGTAATGTACTTTGGTACATATGTTGGAACTTTAACTGTTTTCTCTACAACAATAGTATCAACTTTTTGTTCTAACAGTTCGTAATCTTTACCATCTACATTTACTATTTCTTTTTCTCCTTCTTCACCACCACAACTTCTTAATAATAATACCACACATAGTGCCATTATCATTATTGTTTTTAAATCAAATTTCTTTAACCAATTCATAGTTCATAGGTTTTAATTTCATATAGGCTGTATTTCTTTTTTCTATAACTTCAGAAAGTTCTTTTTTACCATTTTCGATATCCGTTTCTATTTGCTCTCTTAGTGTTTGAACATCTTCATTAGATGACCATTTTTCAACAGAACCATCATCGTTGATATATTCGTGAATATTAGAAACTTCATGTAATGCTTGATTCCATTTTTCTAATGTATCAGTACCATATGTAGCCATATTAGAGTATATCTTATATTCTTCATATTCTTTCCACAAACCATCTAACTTAATTTGTTGTTCTCTTTTAGCTAAACAAACTCCACAAAATGTAGTTTTACTTATTAACTTTTTATCTGCTTTTGAATAGTTGTTGGTTTCACAATCATCTGCTTTACACTTAGATTGTTCTTCTAAATACTTTCTAACCTTAGAAAGTTCGTTTGATAATTTAGATTGTTTTACCTTACCATATGATTTTTGTTCGTAAACAATACCATCTTCTTCCCAAATATCACCAATATTTCTTTTGGTAGTTTCTTTAATACCAGATAGTGAAACTTGAGTATCTTTTTGATATTCTCCAGTTTGAATCATATTTACCAACTTTCTACGAGTTGGATGCATATATTTTTTATTGAATTTTTTCTCAGCCATATTTTGTAACTTATATATTCATATATATAAGTATTGGATTTTTTACTATTCGTAAAATAAACCGAGTATCTGATTGAGTGGAGCGAATGTTCCAGTAAGTTTGAAAGTCTTACCACCATATACAAATACGATACCCTCATTAGGAACTATCTTATTAGTACCACCAATAGCGTTCAACCTTTGTAGTTCTAATTTAAGTTTATTAATTTTCTTAACATCACCTGATTTCTTAACATCTTTGATTGTTTTATCCAATCTCTTTTTCATATCCCTAACTGCTTTATCAGGATTAGCTGCCAATACTGAACTCATAAATGAAAGTATATCTGCTCCGATACCTAAGAAGATATCTTCGAATGGTCTAATGTTATCTTTAGCCATTTTAGTGTGGTCATTCTTATCAATTCCCTTTGCCCATTCCATTGTTTTTACATCAGTTAGATTTTTCTTATCTAATCTAAATGATTTATCGTAGAATGCCCATCTCTTAACTAATCCCATTAGAGTTTTGTTATCTAACTTAGTTGGAGATTTCTTATTTACAAAATCCATCCAAAATGCTTGATGATAATCAGCGATTCCATCGTTATCTTTTAATTTGAATTTAGATTGTAATTTTGATATCTTAGAATTATAAGAACCTTTTAGTTTTCTTAAATCTTTTGATTTAGGTAATTGATTAATTGGAGGACCAGAAATAGTATATGCTGATTGAACTTGTTGATTAACTTGTTTAATCATACCTGCCAACATTCTAGCAGCGTCTTGATTTTCACCAATAGCAACACCATCTTCATTATACTCCATTGTTCCGTGGAATACTAATAGTGCTTGTCCGTAAGGTATTACATTAACAGAAGTTGGATAGATTACCTCCAAATTCATAAAACATGCTCCTCCTTTGAAAATCTTATCTCTCTGCTTTTCACTCAACTTAGATATTGCCTTCGTTAAATCCTTCATTGCGAAGTTATACGCCTTTTCCAATTCTCCTCTTCCAGCAAACTTCATCGCTACACCATTAATATCTAATGCACCTTCTCCTTTGTTTTTCAAATGTCCCTTATTTCTCGCCGCAACTAATCTCCCATCTCTCCAACTAACTGCTAATGCTTGACCATCTGTCTTTTCTCTTGCTAAGTCTAAATTTCCTTCTAATGCTTTATTTACAATATCTTTTAATTGCCCAAAGGTTAAATTTATTTCGGTATCGAATGGGTGATTCATATGTCCATAAGCACCTCCTTCCAAAATCAATGATTCAGTAATACCACCACCTAATGCGTATGGTTCATTATACTGAAGTTTTTCTTTATCAAATTTCTTTCTTAGTTTTTTGATTTCTTTATCATGCTTATCCATCCACTTTTGGTCTGGATATCCATGTCCTAATCCTTCTTTAACTCTCTTATCTTTTATTAACATCTTTAATAATTCACCACCCTTACCTTTGATATCTTTATGTACCATTCTTGAAGTTGGGCCTTGGAATAATTTGATGTAAAGTTTTTCTAAGTATTCACCTTTTTGTTTATCTGATAGATTCTTAAATACTTTGTTTATTTGTCCTCTTCTTTTGTAAACATATGATTTTAAATCATCATAGTAAAAGGAGTTGATTTTTTCAGTTACAGGTTCGTAACCTTTTTTCTTAGTATCCTTTTCTTTATTTTGATGTCCGGGTTTTTTTCCATCATCATCAAAATCTATTGTATCTGGTTCAGCCATTGAACCTCTCTTTGCATATGATGAATATGTATGGTGGTCATTGAAATCCTTTTCAGCTTCTGAAGAAGGTTTACCACTTTTTACAGCTTTAAACTTATCAGTAACTTTAGTTGGTAATGATTCAAATTTATATTCTGGGTCTGATGTTTTAAAATCATCCTTTCTCATTATGGTTTTAGCGATTACTTTATTCGCTTGTTTCATAAATGGAATATTGATTTTACTTCTACTATCTTTTGCTACAATCTGTCCATATAAATCTAAGAAGTTTACAAAATCTTTTTTCTTCTTTCCTAATCTTTTAAAGAATCCAATTAATTCAGCTTGTGATATTTCTTTTTTATTTCTTGGGTCAGTTAACCTATCGAAGAAGTGTTTATCGGTTAGAACTATATCTACTGGATTAAGTTGTTTGTCAGCATACTTATCAATCTTCACCAAATCAGCCATTGGGATTTCATTAACAGTACCCTCTTTAACAATTCTAAAGTTTACTACCTTTCTACCATTTATAGTTGGCATCCCATGCTCATCTTTACCAATTGTTTTGATGATTGTTTTTTTGTTTTTAAATCTACCAGTTAGAATTGTATCTCCTATTTTTACTGGAAGTTTTATATCTTCACTTACCACATTACCTTGTGGTTTCTTTTCGTTAGATAAATCTTTAGTTGATTGTTTTTTATCATCCTTTAATTCATCAAAGCTAATTATAGAATATCCTACCAATCCAGCAAGTCTAGTTACATGCTTAAACCACTTGTTATAAGCACTTGTACCATAAAAATCTTTTTGGTTAGTTGCGGTTGTTTTACCAGCAACACCTGCAGGATATGGAGTTACTGCTTTTACAGGCCCTTCAGGATAAATCGGATGTGGGTCTATATCAGTAAGTTCATCACTCATAATTTGTGATAAAACAGTATACCCTATTGCCTCTGCTCTTCTTTTAGAAACTCTATCAAATACAGCATAGTTTGGAAATATATAATTAGGTCCATCATCAACTGCAGTTTTACCCATAGTGGCTGATGCCTCCTTAATTAAATCATTTCCATAACTAATTAACCAATTTTCTAATACTTCTTTTGAAATAGTAAAATCTTCGTTTAATGTGTTTGTTATGAAATCAAATATCTTTTTATCAAATTTTGGATATGCTCTTTTTGAAAAGAAATCTTTCTTATCTTCATCTGAACCTGTTGATAATCCATTACGAACTTCAGTTCCACTTATAGGATTAGATTGATTAGGAGCAATGTAAACATATCCCTTATCTTCATATCCTTCGAAATCTAAGTTATCTTTATAAGGAGTAAAAAACTTACCACCTAATCTACTTGCATCCTTTTTACCTACAACAGTAACGAATGCAGTTGTATCTTTATCAAACTTCTTTAGTACCTCAGTTGGTACATAAGGATTTTTAACTTGAACGATTTTGTTTTTTGGAATCCCAAACATTTTGGTAATAATCATTACCTTTTCTTTGAAGTTGAATGGGGATTTATTATTATCGGTTTTATTGGATGTACCGATATACACATTATTCTTTCCGAACTTTTTTACTAAGTGGGAATAGGTTGCGTAATGACCTTTATGAAAAGGTTGAAAGCGGCCAGCATAGACTACAACTTTGTTGTCTACACCCTCCGCTTCTCCTAAAATACTTTCTATTAAGAATTGAGATAATTCGTTCATCTGATATAGTACTATTTCCTTTGTACTATATAAATATAGAATTTATTACTTTTACCAATTATACCTTAACAAATGGAGAATCTACAACTTCACCACCTTCAACTCCGTTGTTTCCCATTTGAGAACCACCTCGTTGTTGTGCTTGTTGTTCCATTTGCTCTTTAATAGCTGGGTTATAAGTTAGTGTACCTTTTTCTAAATCTAATTGACCTCTTGGGTAATCTCTTTCTAACTTATTTAACTCCTTTCTTAACTCACCATTGGTTTCTTTAAATGTTGTTTCAGATTGAGTAAACGCATCATTGATTCTTTCCAATTCAGTATGAATTTGATTTTTTCTAATATGCAACTCACCAATTTGAGTCATAAGTTGTTGTAACTGTCCATTGTATCCTTTGATTTCATTAAGTTTATCTTCTGATAACTCAATAGTTACTAAATCAATTGATGTTTTGTTTTCTTTTTTTGCCATTTGACTATTAATTAATTAATTTTGAATTCGTATATAAATATATAAATTATAAGTTTTCGTAATCTATTGTTGTTACACCTCGCTTTTGTACTACTTGTGCTGAACAACGATTTCCGAATTGTATTGATTTTGGAATATCTTCGGTATCTAAGAACATTTTCACAAATCCTGCTACAAATGTATCACCAGCTCCTGAGATATCCATAATCTCTACTTGTTCGGTTGAATATGATGTACCTTTGTACATACATCCATCCTTATCTAATGTAATTATCAACTTTTCTAAAATCCAATCGTTTTTTTCAATAAATTCTTTATTATTTTCAAACTCTGAACGATTTAGTTTTATGAATCGTAAATCTCTACACCAATCACCCAATTGCTTTTTTGTATCACAAATTACATTTGGATGTTTGAATCCGATATATGCTATATCTTCTTCAGTTAGGAATCCCTTATTGTAATCAGAAACTACAATCATTTCGTATCCCCAATAATCTATATCGGTAAGTAGTTTGTTACCTATCCTATCGATATTTTTTTCTTCATCAATTCTCAGTAATAAAGTGTTTGATGATTCGTGAATATGTCTTGTCTTTGTAATGGGAGATTTTTGATGATGAAAATCTACATCAATACCTAATGATGTTAAGTTAGCTAATACATTCATTCCCATCCCACCATTGAAAACTTCCCTCTTAGGAATAAATACAGGAGCAGGTCCTTCAGGTGAAAGACGGGGTGTATCTCCATAAATGAAGATATCATCACATTGTTCTCCTATTAATAATACTTTACTCATCTAATAATCCAGTTGTTGAGAATCCTTCCACTTTTGGAAAGTATTCTATTTTCTTAGCATGCTTTCTACCAATGATTCCTTTATCTCTATATTCTTCCCCAATTACAAAAATATCAGGTTTATATTCTTTTATTAAATCGGATAGTTCTTTATCTGAATCAAATATTACGATACCATTAACTCCTTCAATTTGAAGTAAGTTAAATATTCTTTGTTTCTCATTATGAAAAGGTCTATTATCTCCTTTTGATTCTTTTACTCTTCTATCAGAATCTATACCTATTGTCAATTTTCCTCCCAATGATTTAGCGTGTGAAATCAATTGAAAGTGTCCGTGATGAAGAACATCAAAACAACCATTTATCCAAACTTTCATTTATAAAAACTTTTCTAATTCTGTTATCACCATTTCTGATGTGATTGTTTTAGTACACTCAAATTGTCTATTTGTACCTTTGTGGTCAGGACACCAATTCCAATCACCAGCATCTAATTTTAATCGGTTGAAACACCCACTACACTTTCCTTTGGGTGAACCTATTCTTACACAATCTTTCATTTCTGCCCAATCCTCTGAGAATCCACTAATCAAAACTGTCTTAGTTCCTAATGCCCAACTTAACCAACTTAATCCACTACCAATACCAATAAATACTTTTGATTTAGCCATTTCATCCATAACCGATTCCAATGGGCCATCTGGGTGTTTAATTATCCCACTTGGATGTTTATTACCCATATAATCATTACCTTCTCTAGATAATAATTTAACTGTGTATCCTTTATTGTTTAACCAATCTACCACATCTTGCCAACCTGTTGGATTATTCCAATATTTTGGTTGCGCAGTTCCGTGTATTGCTATTGTGATTAGTTTATCATCTTTCTCAACATTTCTATCTTTTAACTTCGGCTTTATTTCTTTATATTCCAATCCTAATATATCGGTTGCCATTTGTTGCATAGTAACTGATTTTGGGTCTATTGGATTTTTAAAAAAGTTAATGTTTCCATCTTCATAAAATAACCCCAAAGAATACATAGCATATAAATTAGGAACAACATCACCTGGCTCCACAAACTCAATATTAGGATATTGTTTTTTTAACATATCATTATGAAATGTAGATGTAACTATTTTACAATTATGTTGTTTACCAAACTCCTCAACATATGGAAACCATGCCAATGTATCTCCCAATGCTTTTGAATCTATTGCAATATAAACTCGCTTATTAGTTACATTATAATTTTTTTCAACTACAAGTTTATCGTTTTGCCAAACTCTAATTCTCCAATCTACGAAATATCTAATATTAGATTTAGCCCAATGATTTGTTTTTAGTTCAGTTTCATAATGTACAAAATTTGTTTTTTTATCTATAAATTCAACTCTATATGTTAAATTCTCTGAACCTAATATCTCAACACATGCCCCATTTACATAATCTATTTTTACATAATCTTTTATTTCAACTATGTTATTATTATTTCTTTTTATATTATCGTAAATCATTTCCAACTTTTATTTGTATTATCTAATAATGATAATCCTTCAGCTTGTTTTGAAAAAGGATAGTTTGTTGTGTATCTTAATCTTTTGTGATGATAGAATACATGATTGTACCATAAATCGGCTACATCCCATTCACAATCTTCAATCCTATCCATATACCATTGTTTATCTCTATTTGGTATTAAATAAGCATGAGCCCAATCTTGATTGTAATCAGTTTTTCTAAATGTTTCATCAACTTCCCATCTAGTCCAAGATGGATTATCTCCAAAACTAATAAATGGAACATCATCTCTTTCTGAGATAAAACATGCTTTGTTAACTACATCTACAAAATCTATTAGATTAGAATAAATAAATGCATCTGCCTCAAATATCAAAGTATAATCGTAATTATCGGTATCTATTTCTTTTAATGCATTTATATGAGCTAAATAACAACCATAATGTCTGCCTGTAATGTTTCCTATACCTTGCTCACCTTTATAGATTGGAGTATCCGATATATCATCAGGTCTCCTACAAAACTCCGAAGGTGGTGTTCCATTATACACTTCATTAACCATAGGTTTATAATCAAATCCCCAACGTTGAAGTTGTTTTAGTGATTTCTCACTAATTCTCTCTCTAATATCATTTGGATTTGTCATCATATGGATAATTTGAATACGAGGTCTTTTTCTATACCAAACCCACCCCTCTTTTGTTTCTACTTGTCCATAAAAATATTCATCAACTGCTTTAGTTAATCCCTCAAACAAATTAGTTCCAAAATCATCTCCACCAATTATACCACCCGGCTTAACTTTATAAAACCAATTATTTATATCATTTTTAACATCATCATATTCATGCCCAGCATCAACCATTATGAAATCTTGTGAGTTATTTAAGAAAAGATTTTTAGCATTATCTGATGTATCTTTTATTATTTGTATATCATCAAAGTTATTTGATATAATTGAATTATTAGAAAACTCAGTATATAAATCATTATCAAATGGTTTTAACATTGTTCTATGTAATAAGTTATCATATCCAACCGAACCCTTAAATGTATCAATAGCAGTAAATCTTACATTCTTATTTGTTTCTTTTAGTTTAGTTGCAAAATAGTTAGTTGATTTTCCCATCCAAGAACCAAGCTCTATTACGTTTGAATTATTTGGTAATTTTTCAATTACTTCATCATATAATTTTTGATAAGAAAACCAACCAGGAATTTCATTAAACTCTGGTTGTAGAGTTTCGAATAATAAGTTTTTTGTTTTATGGATATCATCATCAATATAAGTTACTAAATCAGTATTATCATATGTATCTAAAAAAGTATGCAATCTTCTAAATATAGATGGTAATCCATATGAAAGTGCTTCTTTAATAGAAAGTGGATTTAATTCTAAAGTTGAACTAAAATAAAATAAATCAGATGCTTTATAAAACGTATCAGTATCATCTCTCTCACCCCATACAACACAATTTTTAGGTTTGAAATCCATAAGTGGTTTCCAATAATCTTCAAAATTCATTGCTTGATTTCCTACAAAATGAAATTTAATTTTATACTTCTCTAATAATCTAGCTACATCAAATATTTCACTTTGGTTTTTACCAACTGAAAATAATCCTACCATTAGAACATGCTTCCAATCTTTTTCAAATCCTAATTCTTCTTTCGCTTTGTCTTTATCGTATTTAAAATCTTCAATAGGATATTCCCAAACTTTAGTATCAATACCCAAATGTTCAAATCTTTGCCTACTCCATTCAGATACTAAAATATATCTATCAGGATGATATTTAATTTTATCTGGATTTGTAAACGAACCATGAGTTGAGCATACAATATCATACTTTCGTTTTTTGTTTACAAAAATTTTATCTAATGTTGGATGGTCAATAAAGTGTTCTGGTATTTCAGTAAAATGAATAATATCGGGTTTTATATCATCTATAAGTTTTATAAATGAATTACCTTTATCTTCATACATTGTATGAAGTGTTACTAAATCACTAATTTGATTTTTTTGGACTACAAATACACCCCCACTATGGTCATTGTATTCAACCACTTGGATTTCAAACTTATCATTAAAAGTTTGTATTTGTTTAAGAAGATATTGTGGCATTCCACCAGTAGAAAGGTGTGATGCTACATAAAGTAGTTTTTTCTTTGCCATAACCTATTAGATACACTTTACTTCGTAAATATACGAAAAATATTTGAATTATCCAAATTATTCTTCAAAAGTAATTGTACCTTTATCTAAATCAATTTGTCCGTTCTTATACTTTTTGTCAACCTCTCCTAATTTTTCTTCTAATTCGTATATGTACTTATCATTCATTGCTCCGTACTTTTCCTCATTATCAGAAATCTCATTTAGTTTTTTATTGAGAGCTCTTTTCTGAACTGCCATTTGACCTAAGAAGATTACAATCTTATCAGTTTCATCTCTAAGGACTTTTAATCTTTCTACGATTTCCTTATCTAAGTTTTCTGTTTTTTGTGCCATTGTATTTCTTTGTTTATATATAAGTATATATAAGTTTTGTTTTACGAAAAATTATTACCAATTTGGTGGTGTATCTAAAGATGATGTAGGCCATTGTGATTTTAACTCATCAAGTGTTGAAAATGAATCTAAAGTAATGGTAGATGGAAAATTTCTTAAAGTATTTTTTTGTAAAGTTATAGAGTGTTGAGTATCCGTATCATACGTTTCTAATGCACGCATAAATTCTATATCCAATTGTTTGAATTTGCTTTCTCTATGTTTTCTAAAAACTGTTAGAAAATTTTCTAATGATTTTGTTTTATTTAATGACCAACTCATAGTGATAAACTTTGTGTTACATACTCATTCAAACTTTGAGTAAATGAATTTAATTCTCCAATACCATCGTAATTGGAATAATCCCAACTATAATTATCAAAATCAGGTGGAAATTGAGATTCTGATACTATTTCGTATCTACAATTATCAGGTACTGATTTTTTAGTAACCCAATCAACTCTAACTCTATAAACATCATTTGATTCACTCACTTCTTGTTCGGTAGTTGAACCAATTCCCGTATCAGAAAGTGATTGTGAGGTTTCAAATATAAAATACAACTTATCCATAATTTATCTTTTAATTATTAATCTGCGAATAAAACAAAATATACATATTTTGGGTCTCTATCATTATCGTTGTTATTATCTTTAACATTTACTTCAATATTAGCAGATTTTACTTTTACACCAACATTAAAAGAGAACTCACCATCACCCATATTTGTTCCAGGTCCACCATCAGTTGAACCATTTCTACCATATCCACTTGCAAATCCCAATCCAGATGACAAAGTAAAACCAGTTGTACTAGTAAGTGTTACCGTAAATCTTCCCTTTTGTGACCTAGTTACACCAGAAACATTGGTAGTGTTATATGGACCTAACATAGTTCCAGTTGTACTTACACCAAAATAACATGCTGCAACTAATTGCATTGTACCAATTGGAGTTCCATTTAATTCTCGCATCCAACCCTCTCTAAAATAGTTAGAGCTGCCACCTAAGTTCCATCCAGATGTAGTATCTGAAGATGCAGCGTTAGGTGTAGGTTTAATATTACCAGCTATTGAAAGAGCCATTTTATCATCAGCTGTCGTACCATTTGATACTTCAGCTCTTGATTCTATTTTTACAGCCCCATCAATTACTTCCAATAGTTCAACATCATCATCATTTTGGTCTCTTCTATTTATTCTAACAAATCTACCAGTTCCAGATACTACTTGTATTCCAGCAGGAACAATTTCAATAAAGTTGTTATTTTTTTGAACATTAATTTGTGCATTAAATGGACTAGAGCCATATGCATAACCACCATTTAGATAACCAGTTTGATTGGAGTTATCTGAATCAAAGTAGAAGTTAAATGAATCATAATCGTTTGTTACAGTTGCTGAAGAGGTTCTACCTACTGTTACACTTGTAGATGCTCTTGATATAAGGGTAATTTTGAATCTAACTTTATAATTAGCATTTTCAGGTATTTCAATATCCCAACTAGTAGTACCACCTGAAGTTGTGCGAGCTCCCATTGCTGAATTACCATAATCCATTGATTGTTGATACCAGTATAAACCACCAAATACGTTGTGAGAAATAATATTATTTGAAACATAGTTTACATAGTTTGGTACACTAAAGGTTATTACCTCTTCTTCTTTTTCAATTTTTCTAATATTGGTTATAGCAACCTTCTTTTTAGAATCACCATCCTTAACCCACAATTTTAAACTATCTTGTGTCATTGGATTGCCAGCTAATTTATATTTATATAATTCTGATACTTTTATTTGACCTGAATTTTTTTGATTACCAAACAACCAAAATCCATGCGAATCTGATACTTCAATTTCGTTACCATCAATAGTTACTTTATAAATTTCACTTACATTTCGTTTTTTAATATCAGATATTCTTGCCGATACCCACTTATCAGTATCACTATCCCATGCTAAAATTTTATCATCTAAAGTAATATCTTTTGCTAATTTTGTATTACCATCTTCTAAAGTAATTTTAGTAGTACCAATAACGGATTGAATACCACTACCACCACTATCATCTGCTACCCATTGATGAGTTCCATCACTACTACCCGCTGAGTAAACTTGGCTTAAATACTTTGTAGATACTAATTCTTCATCATCATCATTCCATAATTCTAAATACAAATATATTCGTCTATAACCAGCTGAAGGGTAAGCAAACAAGAAATTACCACCATGTACTTGTCCATCATATGATGGTGAATAGTTGGGTGTTTGTGATGTAAACTCTGCGTCTGGAATATTATTACTAGTTACATGCAATGTTGGATAAGCAATATCAGTAAGTGTAATTGGTCCTGCATCTAAATTGGTTGTTGATGTTGAGAAAGCTGTATATTCATTTGCAGTTGCATTTTGTAAGAAACCATATTGGTTCACAGTTGTTGTTCCAGATAATAACCTATAAAATGTTTGTGCACTTTGTGCGAAACTAAAATTACCACTACCACCTTCAGTAGATGTAAATGAGTTTTGACTTCCAATTGTTATTCTTTCAATGTAAGTAGCTTCTCTTTCTATTGCCAATCCATCATTATAGATATAAGTTCTATTACCCATACCAGTATGGTTTTCACAATAATAGTGAAATTCCATTGAAGAGGGGTCTCCAACTAATCCGTTACCACCAGCCCAAGGAGATTCCATACTAGCAGATGGTGTAATTTGAATATATGCACCAGTAGAACCAGGAGAAGCACTACTTGTTATAATTAAGAAATTCTGTCCAGTTTCTGATGTATCTAAAGTTGTTGATTTATTATATCTACCACCATATGTACCAATACCATCTACTCTCATTGAGAAACTAAACTCATGTCCAGCCATTGAACTATCTGATAAGTCGAAGTAGTATCCTGCTCTTTCATCGTCTACCTGATTTAAAACATTTTGAACTTTTGAACCATCTCTTACAGAAGCATATGAACTTCTTTCCAAATGTATTACAGGTGCTAGCTCTGCTCCATTACCATAATCTATATAAAATCTACCATTTGATGCTGATACAGATGATGTTGCTGGAAACTCTATACTGGTATCATCATAAGATGCACTATAAATTTGTATTTCTGCTTCATTAGGGTCAAACCTCAATTCACCATCACTATCTCTCAAAACACCACCAGTTCCATCAATGTAATCACCATTTCCATCCTCATCAGGTTCTGTAATTCTCCATTGTCCAATTCTACCGGAATTTGCATTAATTGTTCCTTCTACATATGCCTGAGATGCAGATACGATACCACCTTGAGTTACAGTAAAATTATATGAACGATTATCATTTGAATTATATTGAGTATCTAACTTATATCCTATTTGAAGACCTGGTCCTTGTATAATAGCGTTTGAACCAGTTCCTAACAATGCAGCGTTTGATAATGCAATTACACCATCATTATATATGAAGTAATCCGAACCAGATACTAATGACATTACTGGTGATGCTGATTCACTTGGGTATCCTAAGAAAATACCATCCTGTTCAAATGATTGAGTTGTTTGTCCAATTGAAATGTAAGGTGATGCACTATCATTTTCAGTATCAGCGTTAAGTGATATAACAGGTTTATTATTTTCACCCGTACCAACATTTATAGTTCTATTAGCGTAAACATCTTCGGCAAAAAGGATATCAGTTGCTACTGAAGTAAACTCTGCTCCAAATATTGCGAATGCATCTTCACCATCCAATTGTAATCCACCATTACCATTCATAGGTACTAAGTTAGCAGCCGAACCTAATGAATCCCAAAGAGAACTTGCTTGTGGGTTTGTAGTTCTTGATTGTCCAGTTATTGAACTATTAGCCGCATAATATGTACCATCAGGACCACCTGTACCCGTTGGGTTATATACAATATCATTTACAGCATAATCTTGTGTATTTGCAACCCAAGTTCCTCTATGATAGTGTTCTATTTCCGTAGTATAAAACCTATCCCCATTTCCATCATCATATTTAACTACATATTTTAAATCACCAGAAAGATATTCAGTTGGGTCACTATAAGTGTTATTCGTACCAACTTCCCAAGCTCCAGCATATACAACACCAGCAGCATCCCCATCGGCACCATCCGTACCATCTTTTACTTTGGTTAAAGTTTGTGTTGTTGTTGCTGTAAACGCATCTCCTAAAAGTCTTTTACCTGAAATATTATAAGTTATGGTAACGGTATCTTCATTGTTATCCATATTGGAATGATTACCAATATCAATATCATCACCATTATCAGTTACACTACCAATCGTAATTGTAGAAGATGGAGATTGTGTTGTAGTAATTCCCCATGTTCCATCATTCAAAGGTGTAGTAAAATAACTTAATTCAGTAGTACCTTCAAATACTCTAATGTTAGTTCCACTATTAGTATATGATGAAACCACACCAGCAGATGAAGCTGGTAGTGAGTGTGCTTGGTTTGTATTAATTACAGTAATTGCATCAATACCATCTGCTCCATCAGATATAATATAGAATGTTTCGTTTATTGTGGTTGTTTGTGAGGTAGCAGGGTCAGTAAATACAGCAGTTACTACAACATCTTTAGTATCGGTATAACTTGTATCTCCAAGAGTCATTGAAGTACCATCCCCATCATCGGCTGTAATTGTAATTTGAGATGCACCCGTTGCAGTACCTATTTTCATTTGGTCTACTGTACCACTCCAATTTGGTGTTATTGTTACGTTCTTTGTATATTCAGTTCCAGACGTATCATAGAAAGATGCCTGAAGAGTTAATGTAGTTGGAGTATAGTTATTAGTTATCGGGTCTCTTGATGTTTTTAAGTTTGATGCGATAAATGAACCTCCACCCAAACCATCAGTTACATCCAATAATGTTATTGAATCTAATACATTACCACCATTATCTTTTAGTAAAAGTGTTTTAGTTCCATTTATAAATCCAGAACCAAGTGTTGGATTATATACCACCCCACCTGCAACAGTTTCTGTTGCATGTATACTGGATGTAATCAAATCACCAGTACCAGTATCATAAATTCGTGCATCAGTACCAGATGTTATATTAGCTACTCCATTTAAATCTGCTTTTTGAACTTGTAGTGTAATAGTACCAGTACTATTTTTTATTTGAGTACCACCAGCAGTTGGAGTAATAAAGAAATTTGGGTCAGTATCAGAACCTGGCTTAACACCAAATACGTTAATTACATCACTAATTAATTCATTCTGACCTTGTCCACTTAATCCACCATCAGCAACACCAACTCTAAATTGAAGAGGCATATCTGATATAGTTGTTGTACTTAAATCAATTGAACTTATAATTTCATTATTTCCATTTGTTTCTCCACTATTAGCATAAGTTGATTGGTCAGTAAAGAAAGTACTACCACCAGTAAATTTAAAGTAAGGGTCTATGAAATTAGATGATGATGCTATTAAATCGATAGTAGTTGGTGATGGGTTATTACCATCTTGGTCAAATGTTATTACAAAATCAGATGCAGCAAGACCTACAGTTTTACCAGTACCAGATGCAGCAGTCCAAGGACCTACTGCTGGAGGTCCATCACTAGCACCACCAGATACATCAGATGTATGTGCTGAATTTGCTGTCCAACTTTGTCCGTTATAGATAACTAAATCATCAGCGGCATAAACTGTAGCAGTAGCCCATATACCTCTTAATGATGGTTCTGTAGCACCAGCGGATGTTTGTCTTATGGAACCCCTAATTGTTAAAGTTTCACCATCCCATTTTAATTGGTTATAACTTCCACCATTATCTGTACCTGTTAATGATAGTATTCCTGATGTACTATTGGCTCCAACACCAGCTCCACCCATATCATTGGTTACTCCTAAAAATGCACCCGGTTGTCCGAATCCTTGAGTACCAGTTTGTCCAACCGCTATGTAAGGTTTATCCGTTCCACCAACAATTGCTATATTTGCGTTATCGTTTCCAGCAGGTGGTTCACCAACATTGATTGTATTTTTAACAAATGATTCTTCAAAGATTGCTAACTTAGCAGCAACGAAGAAATCTTGTTGACCTAAATATTGCCATCCCCCAGCATCAATATCACCTTCAGATGGTGGAGAACCACCATTGTAAACAGGTTGAGCAGTATAAATGCCATCATCATTACCCAATCCATCAGATTCTTCAGTATATTCCGATTTGTTTATTAATTCTTCAGTAGTTGCCCAATAGTGAACATCACCACTAATTTCTCTAAATACAGCATCTCTTCTTTTTTGAGTTAAATCGAATATATATGCTATTTCCTCATCCCATTCACCCCTCACAACAATACCAGGTCCAGTTGCTCCTTCAAAAACAGTTGAGAATGATTGTTGTACAAATTGTTCACCCCTACCATTTTCAAAATCAATTTTAAATACAATAAATCCTTGTGTATTTTGTTGAGGTGAATTCCAATTAGTTACAGCTGATGAACTAGCATATAATTCACCAGAAGAAGATACTATTTCTTTTGAATCTCTTAAAGTACCTTGTGTTAAAAATGATGATATCTCATATATAGATGCTGAGAATTGTCCGAATGTACCGATTGGTAAGAATGTAATTGGGTCTACTGCCGATTCATCATATTCTTCAACATATTGTAATTCCGTTCCACCTTTGTATGCTCTGAGTAAAGTTCCAGCATTATCAAAATAAGTTGTACCATCAACTTCAACAGTTACTGAAGATGCTGGATTAGAAAGTTGTGCAGAATATGCAGTTGAACCTTCAGCTATACCAGATATAGTTACACTATCAGTATCAACTATTGTTCCATCAGAAGTACCATCTCTCAATTCAACTGTAAATGTTTTTGTTGAACCAGTAGCTGGTAAATCACCGATAGTTGTTGTATTGACTGTTGATGATGCTTGTATTGTTGAACCATCAACATTTAAGAATTTAAAGAAAGCAGAACCTGTTACATTTATTGCGGTTGCCGATAATACAACATCACCAGATGGTGCAACCTTAACACCATCACCATCATAAATAACAGTATCACTACTAGCTACTAAACTAACCTTTCTTGCAGCAGTTCCATCATTTACTTTTGAGAATGTTTGTGTTTTTGAAACTATTCTCGGAACACCAGCTACACCAGCAGTTAATGAATAAGGATAAACCTTAAAGTTATATGTAATACTAGCAGATGGTTGGTTGTTTGCTAATCCACCAAATCCTTTAAAGTGTAATACTTCTCCACCAGATGAGGATATACTACCAGATACACTTAAATCTCTAAATGAAGATGATAGTTCAGTAAATTCTATGTTTGATGCTGATATAGATGCAGTTACGAATGTACCCGGTCTACCACCATCATATTCATCATAGAAGAAGAACTCATCATTTTGTTTTATAAATACTTCAGTTGTTGCGCTTGAATAATCAGAAACAAATCCAATTTCATCAGCGTTTAATGCAGTTGCTATTGGGTCTAATGTTACTTCAATAGGTCCACCACCCTCTACAACTTTTGTAAATTTTTGTGTTCTACTTGCGGTTATTAAAGATGCTGTAAAGTATGGGTGAATATCAAAATTATATTGTACACTAGCACTAAGAGCAGACATTGATTCAAATCCAGCTAAACTCATAGTTGTAGTTGAATCACCAACTAAAGTTCCATATGTTATATTGATTGGTACAATAGATGTTGTTGTAAATGTACCAGGATTACCACTAGCAGTATTTATTAAAAATAAATCCCCCTGTGTTATTTGGATATCAGTATCAGCTAATGCATAGTTGTAAACATCACCTTTGTGATTTGAACCTAATGCTACTGGATTTGGGTCTATATCAATTGTAATAGAATCTTGACCAGGTAAACCATCAGGTGTAATAAAGAATGATTTATTTGCGGTTACAGATGCTGATGTAATTGGTTCAGTATAAGTAAATTCAAAGTTTAATTGTTTTGTTTCAACTGCATCATAATATGAAACACCAGCCGTTACACCCGGTACCCCACTATCAATTACATTACCAACAAAATCAGTTACAACTACACCAATACTATCATCAAATGCACCAGTTTCATAAAATACAAATAATTCGGGTAGTTCAGTTAATGGAGCAATAGATGCAGATGGTATTACCTTTAAACTAGCTGATAATGGATTTAGTGTTGTACCCCTTTGTTGAAATGATGATGTAACTATTATTTCTGTTGGGTCAAATGAGAATGCTTCTCTTGGTTTATATTTTATATTAAATTGGTCAGCTGTTGAAGTTACTAAACCCGGATTCAAACCATCTTTTAAATCCGTTAAAATTTGTGATGTTAGTATTGATTCAGAAAGCGGACCATCCATAAGATAAACCGTCAACTCATTATCAATAGCATCTCTATTAAAGATTGCATTATAATCAATTTCACCACTACCAGTCTCACCAACACTTACACCTTCTAAGAAATCAGGATTTGTAATTGCTTGTGAAAGTGATACATATGTTTGTGTACCATCTAATGAAGATGAAAGTACATGAAGTTTAGCATCTGAAAATCCTCTATCTAAACCAGCTCTTAAATCTATTCGATTTATACCATCAACTCTTACTGCTTGGATTTCTAAAGTTTTAGATTCTTTGTTTTTTATCTGAACACCTCTGAATGGTACTATCTCAAAACTAACCCCACCTTTACCATCTTCAACTCTACTAATTACAAAATCATCAGATACACCTTCAATAGCACCAGTATATCTAATGAATTGAACTGTAATATCATCTCTTGAACCTGTAAAATCTTCTACTCTTAAAAATGGTTGTCTACCAAAGTTTACATCCCAATCGGTTAAGTAACCAGGATATTGCCCACCAACATATTGTGATGATGATAGAAGATTACCTTTTAAATCATAAGCACCAGATGTATATGTTATTGAACCAGTTACTAAATCAGTTAAAACTTCTAAGTTAATAATGGTTGGTGGAAGTGCGTTAGCTGGATTTGATGCTGAATCGAATGAGAAGTATAAATTATCAGGTGTAATTTCTATATCCTTTTCAAATAAGTTTACGTTACCACCTACAAATGTTTTGGTATCTTCAACTCTAACAGGAATAAAATTATTATTGATATCGTAAAATTCAAATCGATAATCAAATGTTTCAGTTACTAAGAATTTTGGTACTTGTTGAACAAATGTAATTTCATCAGGTGAGAATGAAGTTTCTTGAGATGCTTTTAAACTAACATTGTTTACATACCAATCACTACCACTTACTTCAAAGTATAATCGTGCAGAATCAAAAGTATCTGCTATAATATTTTCATTGATATTTGTTTTTTGTAAAATACCATTTGATGAATTAATTGTTGTTATTGTTTGTGATGTTGGTGTACTACCATTAGAACCACTTAAAAATACTTTTAAATAATCACCAGAAGTATTTTCTCCCTTTCTTACATTAAAATCTAAAGTATATTCTACACCATTCTGAATTGAAAAACTTTCAGTAGTAAAGAAAAAGTTATCAGGGGATGAATTTAATTTTGCTGAGTTATATAATACATCTTGATTAAATGTTACATTAAAATCATTTGATGAGGTTACCCAATATTCATCTATTACTGGTTGTGTGAAGAATCCATAAGGTTCTTCTTTTTTAGCGAAGGTTGTTATATCTCTTAATACCTCATTTGATTCTAATTGTATCTCTTGTACAAATTCGAAATCAGTTAAGTTTGATTGAGACCTTCTAAATACTTTTACTCTTGCAGCATCACCTACAAAAGTTTTCATATCAGTAATACTAATCTTAGCAAATGAACCAGTTAGTGCAGTTGCTAAATCAGCTACATTTTCTATATATGGAAACTCTAATGAATAACTTTCATTTGTAAATGATTTTACTATATTGTTTTCCGCATATGGAGGAGAAACAATTATTTCATTTTCATTTACAATTTCTTCGATTTTTGGTGCATAATCAATATTATCAAATGTGATAATTTCTTCATCAATCGAACCCGTCCATTTATTTCCACTCTTAATCTTTAATCTATAATTTGTAGGTAATGTAAAATTAGATAAATCAGTTCCTGCGTTTGGAACCAATGGAATACCATCTACTACTCCAGTTTGTGTTACTACTGGTGGATTACCACTAAAGATTGGTTTTACTATTTCATCTATGGTAACCTCAGGTCTACGATAGAATCTAACTTTATCTTCGTTAGCTAATAGTTTATTGATTTGAAAGGTTCTTTCCCATTTAACATTATAGGCACCTTTCCATTGGTCTGGGATATCTCTTTTAACACCATTATCATCGTATTGTTTAAGTTCACCTAAAATGGTAATCTTACCTAATCCAATCGGAGTATCATTATAAATGTAAACAGCTATTAGTTTAGATATACCCTCATAGTATTCTGGAATACCATTACCTGGTTCAAAATAGATTGGGTTTCCAGCAACATCTAAAAGTTCAATCTTTATTTCAGTTGATTCTTTTAGGTATTCTGAACCTTCTATTAGAAATCCATTCTTACCACCAGTAAATGTATCCTTAAATTCTGTTATTCTGAAGTAATCCGAGTTTGGATTGTCATCTATTAAGAATGTCTGAAATGATGATAAGTTTTGTTCGGGTGAATATTTTTTTATTCTTGCCATTAAGAAATAGTTCCTTTAATTCCATTATAAATATTTCAAAAATATAATTTAGAATATTTATTCTAAAGAAAACTAAAGAGTTCTAAAGAAATGAATAAAAAATATGCAATGTTACAAATTGATGCCGAAGTTCATCAATTATTAAAATCCTTTTGTAAGGAAAAAGGATATAAGATGAATGGGTTGGTAGAAAGTTTAATAAAAGAAAAAGTAACACCTAAACAAACTCAACCACAAAACATTTTAAGGTCTAACTAACTGCCCTACCTTTCATTTGTTCCCAATCTCTATTCTGTCTAACTTTATCATTTGTTAATTGAGTTGCTTCTAATACATTAGTAGTTGTTCCAAATCGTTGTGCTAGATGAATCAATGCAGCTAAATCTTTTGGGAAACAATGTCCACCATATCCGAAATCACCATCGTGACCAGGTACCATCCAATGTGATTTTCCCAATCTCTCATCATAAGTTGCATATTCTACAACTTTATCGTAATCAATTCCAACCTTCTCACATAATTGATAAATCTCATTTGCAAAAGATACTTTAGTTGAAAGAAATGTATTTGTTAAATACTTTACCATTTCAGCATGTGTTGAATCAGTTTTAATTATATCTGCTTTTGGAAATACTTTTGAAAAGATTCTTTTTAAAGTTGTTGTTGCTGGTCTTGGTCCACCCAATATAATTCTTTTCTGATTATTATAATCTTCAACCGCATTTCTTTCAGTAAGAAACTCTGGATTAAATACAATTTGTATATTCTTAGGTGTTATCTTATTAAAAGATTCAACTGTTAATGGTGGTACAGTTGATTTAATTACAACTACTTTTGGTTGTTTTAAATTAACTACTTTTTCTAATACACTTGCCACAATTGAAATATCACATTCACCAGTTTCTCTCATTGGTGTTGGTAAACAAAGAAATAATATATTACAACTTAATACTTCTTCTTCAGTTGCGTTTGCTTTTGTTTCATCTAAATCATATGTTAATAATTCATAATATTGTTGAAACTTCTGGGCAACTGCATTACCAACAAATCCTTGTCCTATAATTCCTATTTTATTCATTACTAAAATTTAATGTTACTAAATCCGTTTACTTTTTTAATTTCCATAAGAGAATCTACTACATCTCTCATTGAATCAATATGTGATATAATCATTACAAAATCAAATTGTGTTTTAAGATATGCAAACAACATATACAATGATGTGAGGTTCTCATTATCCAATGTTCCAAATCCTTCATCGATTACTAAGAAGTTAGGACGAGGAAGATTACATACGTTGATTAGAGCGATTCTAATGGCTAATCCACTAATGAATCTCTCCATACCACTACACATCTCTAAACTCCATTGTTGGTCATCGTAAACGATGTTAGCGTTAACGTTCTTACCATCCATTTCTAATTGTAATCCAAACTCTACGATTTGACCTAAGATATTGTTTACTTCACCTTCTATCATCGGTAGTGCCTTTGAAATCAATTCGTAAGATACACCATCTTTACCTAATGAGTTTAGGTAGTATTCAAACAAACCATGTTGTTCTTCTAACTTTTCTACCTCTTCGATTCTATCTTCGATTGTTTTCTTTTGATTCTTTAGAGATGATACTGAACCATTTAGAACTAAAATATCTGCTTCACTATTCTTTAGGATTTGTTTTGATTTTCCTAAATCATGTCTTACATCAACAATCTCATCTCTAAGTTCTTTGTTCTTTTTAATTTGTTTTTCATTTTCTAAATAATCCTTAATAAGTTGTGTAACTTGAAGAAGTTCGTTATTTAGTTTGATTTCTTGAGTTTCGAATGTTGATAACTTGTTGATAAGTATGTTAATATCTCTACTTACTTTTGTTTCATCACCCTTAAACTTATTAAGTTCTTTTAATAAATCAGAATAACGTTTACGTGAATCAATAGCAAGAAGTAAAACATCTTTTTGTTTTAACATTCCCTTTCTATTAACTGAACATATACTTAAATCTGCAGTTACTCCCACTTTAGCATCAATAATTGATTCGGAGTTTTCCATGCAAATATCACAATCTTTATTATATCGATGTGATTCCAAATGCTTCATTCTCTCTAATAAAGAATCTTCTCTGATTTTTAACTTTTCTAATTCGTTATTTAAATCCTTTAAATCCGATGTGTATTGATTAAACAAATCATACCCTTCAGTAATCTCATCCTCATCAAAGGAATCGATTTTTTCTTCTAATTCAATTTGAGTTTCTTCTAACTTACCAATCTTAGATTGTGTTGTATCTCTTTGAGATAACAAGTCGGTCAAAGAAGTTTCCAAAGTCGATTTTTTAGTTTCTAACTCATCTAAAGAATAATTGTCGGATTTAACTTTTACAATCTTTTCGTTGAGAGAGATTAATTTCTGATTGTGCTTATCCACCTCTTCCTTAGCAGTTGTTAGATTTACTTCTTCTAATTTATATTCAGCTTCTGCTCTTTTTAAATCAATTTGAATATCAGCTAATTGTTGAGTAAAATCATCTCTCTTAAACTTTCTAATCAAAGAAGCGTTATCTCTATTCTCATCCGATGCATGTGAGTAAAGTTTATCGAAGATATCCACACCCATAAATTGAGCAAGGATTTCTTTTCTTTCACTTTGTGATTTATCAATGAATAGAGAGTTGTTACCTTGAAGTGAAAGTGTAGTTAATACAAAATCTTCATAGGTTCCTAAGTATTGTTGGATGATGGAGTTGGTATCCCTCCTCTGCTCTCCATTCAATGAATGGATACCACTCTCATCCTCTCTCCAAAAGGATACATCTACTTTTAGGTTTCTCCCTTTGTTAATTAGTTTAGCTCTCCTCTCAATAAAGTAATCTACATCTTCTATTTGGAAATGTAGTTTACAATAGAAGTTACTCTTTCTATTATTAAGAATGTTCTTTGCTATATAGGTTCTACTTGTCTTATCGAATATACAAAAGGATAGTGCATCGAATAAAGATGATTTACCTGAAGCATTAGGAGCGAATATACCTACTATACCATTAGTGTTTTCAAATCGTATCTTATTGTTCTCACCATACGAAAACATATTAGAAAATTCAAATTCTTTAGGAACCCATTGTATATTCGGTGTTACATCATCATCAACCAACTTTGTGTTGATTTGTCTATTGATTTGTTTAATCTTATCAATAGTATCATCATCTGCCAAATACTGTCTTTCCAAATAATCTTTAATTAGTTCATTTTGGAATTCAACATCTCTCACATTTCCAATAGCTAACTTATCATCGAAGTTACCAGTCTTTTGTTTAGATAAGGTATCCATTCGAGTAACAGTGAACTCCTGTACTTTATATTGTTTTTTAATTTTTGTTAATGCCTTTTTAATCTGAGATGGGTCAGTATTTGAAACTCTAACTCTTAATCTAGGTTTCTTTGGCATATTAGTAACTGTTGGAACTACACCATTGTTTACATCCAATGTATAGAACCCATAATCGTTTGGTAAATCAAACTCTTCGAATGTTCTACTTTCAACATCCCATAATAAATAACCATGTTTATCTAATGATTCTCCGTGGTTTTGTTGAATCATAGAACCAGCATATGCAATGGTTGGTGAACCTAATGTTTGCCTTTTGTGAATATCACCTAACATCACCATATCAAATCCTTCAAACATATCAGTTGTGAAAGAGTTCGATGATACAGTATATCCTATATCAGTTTGTGCTAAGTTTACAGGTCCGTGGAATAAACAAATAGTATTCTCACCATCTACCAATTCCGCCTTTGGCCAATTCTCTTTTTCATCGAGTATCGAATAAACCACAAAAGTAAGATTATGGAAGGGATACACACCAGTGTCTTTAAGATAATGGATTCTATCATTTTCTAAGTTTTCTACGATTGGAGTAAGTACATCCAATCTATAATTATTATTTAAGTTACAATCGTGATTACCAGTGATTAAGAATGTATGTTTTCTATTTGCACACTCAGTTAAGAACCAACTGATTTCTCTGATTAACTCAGGACTCATTTCAGTTTTTGCATGTGCAATATCACCAGCTAAATAAATAACGGAATTCTCAATGTTATCTTTATCTACGTTGTTTAAGAATTTTTGGAATACTTCTCTATATTCCTTATGTCTTTTTAGATTACGAATATGTAAATCCGCTAAATGGTAAATTTTTTCTACCTTCATATATTATTTAGTTTACTTAGGATTAAATCATCCCAACCAGTTTCTTTGGTTTCTTTTAATAATTCATTTACTTTATCAAATCCCATATCACCTGCATCCATCCCATCAGGTATAATGTTTTTTACTTTAATACCATTTTTGATAAAATAATTTGCATGCTTAGTAGAATCATCTACTGCATCGGAATCCAACAATATGTTGATTTCCTTTACACCCTTTTCTTTAATCTTAGCTTGTAAACTTCGGGGTATAAACTTTCCTAAAATAGGAATCACATTTCTCTTTACTGAGAATGAATCAAAAACACCTTCAACTAATGTAATAGGTTCTTTCCAATCGATTTGATTATCAAATACAATTACATTCCTACTAACAGGTGGATTCTTATACTTCATCTTTTCATCTTCATAAAAAGAACGAGCAATAAAATAATTTAATTCACCATCTTCATTATAAGATGGAATAATTATTCTACCACTATATAATCCTTCCTCACAATAACCAATGTTATATTTCAAAACCTCATCCATAGAAATACTTCTTTGTTTGAGATAATGAATTGCTTGATTATAGCTTGGATTAATTGATTTTGGTTTTTTAGAAAGTGTTTTGAATTCTTTTGGAAGTCTAAGAACTATCTTTTCAACTTCTACTTCGTTTCGTTTTGGTTTATACTCACCATATATAGAATGAATTCTTGCTAATTCACTCTTATCAACATTTAGTTTATAAAGTAAGGATTGAATACTCCTACCTTTAGAATCACATACCCAACAATGCCAATATTGTGAATCTAAATTTATTTGTAGTTTCTTCTTATGGTGATGACAAAAAGGACAATGATGTGCTTGTTCATTTCCCTTCATTGATGTACCAACACCTAATGCAGAATCCAATACGTTTATAACAACTAACTTATTTCTTGCGGAGAGCATAAATTAAATTTTAAACAAATATACGAAAAATATTTGATATATCCAAATTATCTACCCAATAGTAGAATCGGAAACATCATAAAGAAAGTTACCTAACTTTTTTACTGCATCTATAAATTCGGTATCAACCTTTTTATTTTCCATACCCTTTACAAGGTCTTGAATTGATTTGATTGCTATTTTTATAGCATCATCTTTTGCGTTTAAGGAGTTTCTATTTACTCCATATTTACTTGCTATTTGGTCTAAAGTCATAATATTATTTTTTGTGTATATACAATTAGGTACTAATATACAAATAATAATTTAATTATCCAAATCTTTTTTATAAAATTTTCCTAATATATTACCATTTAGACAGTTATCATCCGAAAGTACATCATATTTAAATTGATAATGTACTTCATAATAAGATAATGATTTTTTTGAATAGCAGAATTGTAATACACTTCTTTTAAACTCCTCTTCTTTACCTTCTGAGATTTGTTCTTTAATCCAATCGTTTGATGAGTAGTATTTCTGCCAGTCAGAAGATTTTCTAACTTTTTTCTTTTTAGGGAGTGAACCTCTTATACCAGCTAACTTTCGCTCTTCTCTGATACGTTGTAGTTCTCTTTTTCCGATTTTTACATTACGAACACTTTGTAAGGATTTCTTACCAATGTAGTATTTACCAGAAGGAATATGTTCTATTTTGTAAACAAATCCTACGGCATTTTCAGGTATAACATCTTCGGTAACATCGTTACCATTCCATAACCAATTTAGCATTAAATTTTATTTAAATGTATCAGAGTAAGGTTTACTTCTTAGTTGACCACCTCTAGCTTGCTTTATCTTAGCTTCGTTTTTAGATAAATCTAAACCACCATCAGCTTCAATTTTAGTTTTATCACCACCTTTAAGGTTTGCTTTTGATTGAGCAGGTGCGTTATTTTTTAATCTTTCTTCTAAAGTCATAATTGTGTTCCTTTATATATTATAAATATAACCCTATGTATCAAAACGAACTATGAAGTTCACTGGATAATCGGGTAATGATTTAATTGGTTGAGGTAACTTTGCTACACCTACCATATTATTATCATTATCGTATAAACCTATTGTTGTAATAAATGGTGCTAAATAAGAACCTGTTTGGTCAATTGAACCACTTGTTTGGTAATCATCAAAACTTCCACCACTTACACCATCAATTGATGATATAATTGGATGTGATTTATCTTTTATATATTTTGAACCCGGTTGATAAATTGATTGAGAAACATATTGTTGGTCTATTAATCTACTACCTGGCTTTGTAATACTTATTCTTCTTTTTGTACCACCAACTTCATATACTGCTGTTGGATTTTGTGATACATTAAATTCGTTTTCATTTACCGATAAGAATATTTCATTTTCGTAAATAGTCATTGTAGAACGATATGAAATATCAAATGAAGATAAAGTTGAACCATCGGTAATACCATCAGTTAAAACTATTAATCCTCTATCGTAAAAAATATTTCCCTTTACATTAGATGCTGAATCAATTAAGTTAGAGTTGGTATCATCAGTTAATGTTATAGAACCATATTCAACTTGTAATGAACCTATCTTAACTCCCTCACCATAATATTGTTGTGGAATAGATAGTACTCCAATTGTATCACCAATAACTCTCTCATCAGTTGATGCATATGATTCTCTCTTTCCAACTTCAGTTAAAATAGATGATGTAGCTGGATTTAGATAGAATTGAGCTTTTACAGAATCGTATAAAGTTCTTTTAGATATTCCATTTGAATTTTTTACATCAGTATTCGCATCATACAAGTCCGTTTGATTCGTACCATATAATGGTGTAATATCATCCTCATCCAAAGTCCATTCTTTATAAACTTTGAAAGGTCTTACTACAATATCCGATTTTGGAATTTCTTTTAGCATACAGAAATACTTTTATATAAATATTAAGAAACAAAAAACCCCACATTTAGTGGGGTTCTTATAAATATAATTCTATTTGATTAGAATGAAAGTTTAACTTTAATTAGAACTTCCTTATCAAATGATTTTTCAATAGGTTGTGAAGTTTTTGCTACTGCAATCAATTCATTTGCATCATTCAATAAACCAACCGTTGTAATATAAGCTTTAGGGTCAGTTTCAAAAGATGTTTCTGCAAACGTTCCGTTAGCATTTACATACGTTGGATTGTTTGAGTAGTTAAATTCTCTATTCGTTGCTCTTACGAAGAAGTGTTGTGTAGATACATTCTCAGTTCTTCTAGCTTGGAAATCACCACCTACATTAATTGCGTTAACTAAGATTTTATGATTTTCTTGCTCAGCTGCAACTGATAGTGAACCAGCAAGTGAAACGTTTGCTCCGTTTACACCTACATTACCAACTGTATCTTCTAATGCTGCTGGAGAAAGAACTATAATTCCTCTATCAGGATAGAATAATCCAAATCCTACATCACCAGATGAAGTTGTACTATTAATAGTTGCTGCGTTTTCAGTACCTAAGTTAAGTGAACCACTTACTACTTTAAATACTCTACCAGCTTTTCCTAAAGTATCTCCAAATTTCTTACCACTATCATCAATGAAAGTATGTGTACCTCCAGTACCAGTAAGAGTTAATGACCAGTTACCCGGATCCATTTTTTCTCTATATCTACTTCTATTAATGTTAATAGCGTAAATATCATTTGAATCAGTTGCTACACCAGCTCCATTTTCAAAAGAGAACTTATTATCAGTTGGGTCTAAAAGAACCGATTTGTACTGAGCGTAAGTTGCTTTTGAAGCAAGTAGTGCATCATCTGAATTTGCTAATGATACTGAACCACTTCCATTAACGTGTCCATACGCTACACCGAATTGTACTTCTGCTGAAGTATCAGTTGCTGGGTCAGCGTTATACACATTATAATAATAATCACCACTAGCAGCTGCTACTTGAGTTGATGAAGTGAATGCCGCAGTTAAAGAACCAGTATCACCAGTCCATAAACCAGTTGTTACTACTTCTACTTTTGCATTTACTTTATCAAATTCACCAAATCTTTTATAGATACCAGATGATACTCCGGTTGTTGATGAAATTTGTTGTCCTGCAGGAAGTGCTGAGTTTAAAAGGGCTACAACATCACTACTGTCGATTGTTCCCCCTGCTGCTAAATCTTGCAGTTGGGAGGTTATATTTGGGTCGTTTATAATTGCCATATCTAATATCCTTTATTAATTGTTACTTCTATAAGTTACAGTTACAGGAATGGTTTGTGAACCACCCGTTTCATTTCCATATACAGTTATAGTAGTAGAAACATTAGATGTTAACGCTGGGTTAGGAGTAAATGAGAATCCTAAACCACTAACAACTTGTGCCGTAGTTGTAATTTCTTCTCCTAAGAAAACAGGAACCGAACCGGCTGCTGTTGCTCCTTGCGTTACTGCTAATGTACCAGCTCTCTGGTCTGCTAATACAACAGTGTATCCAGCATTTGTATTTCCCTGCGGTGAAGTTGTAGGTGAAAGAGCAACTTGCCCCTCATCTTGATAAACTCCTACTGAAGAAATACCTAATGCTACAACTGGAATCTGAGTTGTACCTTTTGGTAATGTAACTAACTTGTATCTTAATACTTGTGTTTCGTCTGGACTAGCTTCCATAATTGGAATCGCCTTAATTGCTGAGTCATAATACGCTGAACCCTTTGGGTGCGCTGGCTCATACAATGTGTAATCAATCTCATCATCACCCAATGCGAACTTGGAAATGTTGAGGGATTGACCCGATGCCAACTTCTGTCTACCTTTTTTGGTTAGAATAGCATCGACTGTAATTGATGTATTGTCTAAATATCCCATAATTTTTTTTAATTTGCCCTTTTGTTTATTATGTACTAATAAATATAACTATTTTAAAATTTAATTAATCTACCTCAAGAATTGGTTCTCCACTTCCTCTACCAGTATCCGCAACTCTTAAAATGTTTGGATTCGTAGTAAATGTTTCAACTGGTGATAACCCATCTGGGGTTGTATCAGCTGATTGTTTTGAACCTTCAAAGAATGAATTTCTTAATCCTTGTGATAAGTTATTTTTGTATCTATAATGAGTTGGAAAGTATCCATTTAATGGAATAACTTCAGTTATCTCATTCCCAACCGATGGTGGTGTTGAACCAATAGGAAGTATTGTAACTTTACTTCTTGTTTTAGTTACATCTTGCAATTCATATTCAACTTGTTCGTTATTTGAAGTTGCAGGATATCCTTTGGTTTGAACACTAATTCTTTCTATGTACTCTTCTTTAGTTTTAAATATTAACTTTCTTGAAGAAGTTACATTTCCTTTAATATCAATCGTATCCAATGAACCAGTTCCAGCTATTGGTGCGTATAACCCAAATCCAGCATTTGCTAATGAATTCGGGTCCATACCAACTTGTTGGAATGAATCACCCTCAACCAATGCCTCTGCTTTAGAACCATCAGGTACAATTATTTCACTAAGATAAGTTGGATAGTTACCAACTAAGTTTGTATCCTCATCTACATCTATTGATGAATCATATTGTGGATTGGTAGATATTAATACTACTTCATCCTCTTCATTAATAATTGCATCGTAATTATCATATTGATGTGAAAGGTTTACATCTGATTCAGCATCTAAGGTTGTATTGAATTGATTGTTATCTCCACTTATTTCGATATCTCCTTCGGCATCAACCAACATATCGTAATCACCTCTTACCGATGTTGCTTTTTTCCATTTAGTTTTACTTCTTTCTAAATAATGTGGTTCAATTAATAAACCTTTAGAAACCTTTGCTCTAGCAGGAACTAAATCTTCCAATACATCGAATAAAGATTTATCAATGTATCTGATTAATCTGATATATTCGTAGATATCTCTATTTAGTCTTTGGAAGTAATAATCTCTTACTTGCTTTAATTCAGTATATTCATCTTTGTATTCATCAGCAGGTGCTCCAATGTAATTATCTATATTGAAGTTACCAAATGATTTGATGATATCCATATTCAACTCTTTCATTGGAGAGAAGAACAATCCTAATCGAGATGAATCAATTGGTGCTCTATCTAATGATTTTTTAGTTGCTCTAACTTTATGTGATAAATCACTAACTAATGTTTGAGATTCAAATCTAATTTTATCTGCTGAATTAAATCCTAAAGAAGGAACTTGTGCAGTTACACTTCTTTCATATACTTCGTGATTATACGGATATGTAGTTTCATTTGAGAAGTTATTTAATGATGCCGTTGGTAATGAATATTCATTACTAATAGCAACATTTAAAATAGATGATGATTCAAACCTATTTTGAGGATATTCAAAATCAAATCTAACCAACATATCTTCAGAAGATGCAGTATAGTTATTACCTGCAATTGAATCAGGTTGTTTAGCGTGTGTTTTGATAATATTATTATCTAATGAATCTTTCCAAATTCTGAACTCATCTAAAGTTATTTTGGATTCACTAGCTACCAATAAATCATCAGAAGTATCCCATAATAAATCTTCTTCAATTGTTAGAGATGTTCCCAAATCAATCAATAATCTATCGTTTACTGATTCTTTTAGGTATAAGTTAATAGATGATGTAGAATTGTTAGTATCCTTCGTTACAGCTATTGTTTTGTATTTGTTATCAAATAAACTTCTCTCAGCTGTTTCTAATGAATAAACATCACTACTAGCTGATACTGAGAATTTAATTTTACCAAATGAACCAGTAGTTTGTACTGCTTCTAATTCAAAATATTTTATTCCAGATGATATACCATGAACCAAATTTGTGTTTTCTGATTCATCTAATCTAACATTCATTTCTATTGTTTCAATAGAATCACCACCACCATTTAAGGTAGATTCTTTCCAAGGAAGTGTAATATTTTGTGAACCAGCAAATACCAATGCAGATGTTCTATCCTCAAAAGTAAATGGTTGAGTACCACCATCAGTTGGGTCAGTTGGTCCTCCAAACTCCATAATTGTAAGGAGTGATTGTGGAACACCATAACAAGCCATTACTGCTTTTAAAGAACGAGAAGTACCTTTGTGTTTTAATAAGTAAGGTAGGTTGTTTATAACCCTTCTCCAAATTTCTTCATTTGCTGATTTAAGTGATTGTTGGTATTTTTGTGTACCATCTTTATATTGTCCTAATGCATATTCCCATAAGTGTTGAGAATCATATGCTTTCTTACCTTCCCAACCTAACGATTCTAATAATGAATAAACTAAATCATTTGAGAATCCTAAATCAGATTTATGTTCTGGTTTTCTTAAATTGTTTAATCCATTGATATAAACCCATATAACATCAAAGTGATGTCCTAACATATCCATAAACAATAAGAAATCTTCGTTTTGATAATCTTCCTTAATAAACTCTGGAAGATTGTTATTTAGATAATCTACATTGTTTTTATCGAATAAAGAAGCATCGGTTACTGCTGAATTATACCAAGCTAATGATAGTGAATCAGTTGAACGTCTAATACTTCCACCTGTTTTTGGATAAGCAATATCAGATGTTGATGTATATAAGTAATATTCAAATCCATCAAATGTACCAATTAAGTTATTAATGTTATCTAATTGCTTTTGTGATTGAATTGCAGTTACAGCCGTTAAAGTTGTACCATCTAATTGTAAATTATCATCATTTTCAGCAATAATAACGTACCCATCTTGCCCAACACCTTCTGCTAACACATAACCTAATTCTATTTCAGTATTTGTTAACTCAGTATATTTGTCTTGATATGATTCTAATAATTCTACTTTATACCAAAAGTTTTTAATCCTTTCTTCAGCGGAACCAAAGTGTACAAAGTTATCGAAATCAAAATTAGAACCAGTTGCATATTGTATGTTTAACTTTTCAGTATCTATACCAACCTTAGTTACATACTTTCTGATTAAATCAGTATTAGTAGTAGAACCACTAGCTAATAAATCATCATACATTTGATAACCTATTCCACTATCAACTTCTAATGTAAAGTTAGGTCCTTGTAGTGGTGGGCAATAATCTGCACCATCACCTACTAAGTTTATAGTATCGATAATTGGCTTAGATTGAATCTTTGTAATCCAAACCTTTTGATTTGTTGTTACAGCTGCTGGTAATGGTTCATATAGTTTTAAAATTAAACTATCTTCACTACCTAACCAAGTTGTAATTACTTTGTTATCACCATCACCCAAATGTAATAAGTGGGTTAAATAATTTGATTCATCGAATTCACAATTTGAAAACTGAGATATGAACCCTTCTGCAAATCTATTAATTGCTAATTGTCTTGGTATATTTAAATCACCTTTATCAAATAAGATTGGTACTTCTTCAGTTAATCCCTCAACGACTTCTTTACCTTCTTCATTTATCGGAATTAATTTTAGTGGTATTTTTACTTTATCACCATCTTCAAATACTTCAACATTATATCTTTCAATTAAATCTTTTACGTTGAATGATTGTGTTCCCTTTACTGCTAATTGTACAAAATCAGTAGAATTACCTACAAATAATTTTACATAGTTTGCATGTATTGAATCCCATTTAATTATGAAATCAACATCATACCCCACAAAATCAGCACCTCTAACTACTTTGGGATATTCTATACTTCTAATATCAGGAGTTGTTACTGATACCTCATCAACAACATTAATTACTAAATCAATACCTCTATCCAAAATATCCACAGTTTCCGTATCTTGAGTTCCTTCATCTAATTTAGTTACAATATCTTTTTGTAATTCAACCTCATTTAAATTTTTAGGTCTATCTGATAAAGATACTTGGGGTAAATTAGATTTTAATCCTAATTCGTTTACTGATAATTTGGGGTTAGTTTGATTATTTATTGGGTTGGTAATATCCAATCCAAATGTTCCCATAATTCTACCAGCCCTACGAGCTTTTCTTCTTTCTCTAAGTTTACGGAAAATTCCACCTTTCTTTTGAGGTACATTTGTAGGAGGATTCTTTCTTCTTCTTCTCCCAAACGGACCTCTTCTGACTAGCGGATTGCTAGAAGTATTGCTAGAATTTTTACGGGAACCTTTCCCATATCTATTCTTTCTCCTTCTTCCAAATATACCTCTTCTTCTTCTAGCCATATCTTAAAAGTAATTTAAATTTGTATTAGGTCTACGAGGTTGTTCACCACCATTTCCCGAACCAAATCCTCTATCAATTCCAAATTGTTCTTCAGAAATAAATTGTTCTTGTCCTCCACCAGAACCACCACCTCCACCACCTCTTGGTGGATTGTATGGATTATTTATAGGTTTTGGGTCAGATGGTGTTTCCTTTTCAATACCTACAAATTTTGGTGTAACTACTTTTGGTGTTATTGTAATAGGTTCCTCTTCTTCTCTAACTTGATTTTCATAATCATCAAATGAGAATGGGAATAGTTTTATATTATATTGTCCTATTTTATTAAATACTCTATGTGGTATTGTTATACCAATAATATCCGAATCATCCAATTCATCAAACTCTAAGATATCATCACCAACGATGATTGTTATAGCTTGTACATCTTCATTCTTTTGTATAAGTAATGGAACACCAGATTTTTCATTTATGTTATACTTTCTTGGGTCAGTTTTTACTAAAGATATTTGTGGGTCTAATTCATCATCAGGTACAGGAACTTTCTCTAAAGAAATAGATATTTCGTAATCAGAATTTAAAGTTATAGTTGTTTCTAATGTTTCACCCGAATTTGCCTCTAATACTTTTGGCTGATTACTATCATTAGTTATTACCATACCACTAATTCTATATAGAGTAGTATCAGCTGACCTTATTAAATATTTTGTACCTTTTACATCTTCATACTCAGATTCTCCCGTTGTTGGAAAAAATTCTGCTGAAGATTTTGAGTTTTTAACAACACTAACAGGTGCTCCTTCAACATCACCTATTAAGAATTTGATTTTATTTTTTTCAGTTCCTACACCAACTTCACCTATTGTTAGGTTAAATGATAAAGTACTTGATGTTGTATTTTTAATAGATACTGGAAGTTGTTCTTCACCATTTACAAATTTTCTAAGTACAATATCTTTAGTAGATATTCCCAATGGTGTATCACTAACTTTTATGTTTTTTATAAGTGGTAAATCATCATCTACCATTGTAACTATATAATACTCATCACACTTATATCCCGTCTTAGCTATTTTTATAAGTTTATCTTCAGTTGCTAATGATTCTCTTGATATCCTAACACTTTTATTTGTAGGAACAGGAACATTATTTACCGAAGTTGTAAATCCACTTTCGTTTGATGTTATTGTAAAAACAAAAGTATTAGTTGTAGTTGGGGTTGCTACACTTCCACCAGAGGATGAACCACCACCACCTCCGCCGCCTCCAGCATCAATGAAAACATCTTCACCACCAGGAATACCACCACCACCAAAATTTTCATTTTGATTTTGGTTATCATATCCCTCTTGCTCGTCAAATCCTTTTACTTTTACTGGCATTGTTATAGTGTTCTTGGTTTTTGTTTAGTATAATCTTCTAATGGTAATCTTGAAATATCTTTATTTCTAAATATATTTATAAATCTATCTTTCTTTACACTCTTAATTGGGTTTGGTAATTTGAAATCAGGAATAGGAAGTTCTATTGGAACTTCTTTTTTAATTGCTATATCTAATTTCTTTTTCTCTTCTTCAACTTTTGGTTTTTCTTTTGTTACAGTTACTTGAGGAACCTTAGCGTTAATTATAACATCCGATTCTCTACTTTGAATTACTGTACTTACTTTATCTATACTAGCATCAAACTCTCTATCAATTACAGTTTCGGTTTGAATAGCTCTCTTAGGTAGATACAATTCAACCAACTCTACAATGATTCTCTGAGATACTTTGTAAACATCTTCTTTTGAGAATTGTAATGATGGCTTAGTCTTTTTTGGTTTACCATAGTTTACATTTGTAATCGATGATTCTCTATTTGAAAATTCATTATAAACTGCTTTTCTAAAATCGTTATATATTTTAGTTACCAATGTTTCAAATCCACCTATACCAAATTCCGATACAAAATTGTTGTACCATTTTTCAGTATATGTTTTTTTGATAAAGAAACTAACCTCTTCAGGTTTTACCATTTCTACAAAATTAGCAACATATGGAATAACATCATCTCTAAAGTTACCACCCTTTTGTAATACGTTATATCTAGCTAATAAATCAGTTTTTTTAGATACTTCATTTTTAATTGGTAATAATCTTACTTCAGTTCTTGATGGTGATATTTCTTGAATCCATAATTTCTCATTTGGATTATCATACCCAACTCTTTTGTTAAGAAGTGTAATTTCAGTTTTAAAAATACCATTGTTATACCCAGCTTCTCTAATCAATCTTTCCGCATCAATAAAATATTCATTTGGAAATTGAAACGCTTGAAGTTTAGTACCATCTGCTATTAAAAAATAATCTTTTATATTTTGTGAATTTAATGGTACATATCTAACTAACTTACCATCATCACCTTGAGGTAATTGATTATCATTGGCATCATAAACAATAAACTCAATCATATCTGAATCGGAAAATCCAAAGAATGATTGTAGGGTTCCTTCTTCGAAAATCTCTCTATCTTTAGTAGAAATTCGATACCCTTTATTATCTATTATTTCTTTAAATGTTTTAATTGCCATTATTAACCTCTATTTTTTCTTAAATTAGTTGTAAGTTTTACTTCATCAGTCGAACCATCAGCAAATGTAACTTTAACAATCAATGCCAATCCTTTATAGTTTGTAGCTTTTCCTCTCCAACCAATTGTTCTTCTTCTTGGTTTTAATCCTTTTTTCTTAGATGTACCAATTACTTTATTATCAAATTCAGTTTCATATGTTGCTGAACTTTCCGTATCTATTGATGTTGGTCCTGATTTAACTTTAAACCATTTTGGTTCTCCATCAAATTCAAATGCAACATTAGTTATTTTGTTATCAGTAGTAATATTACTTACTTCTAATGTAACAGTCATATCACGACTACCAGCATCTTTAGCACTACACTTAGCATATAAATCTTCAGTTTGTTGAGATGCATCCCCATTACCATTATTTACCTTAACAGTAAATCCATTGTTAGCACCACTCTTAGCA